CTCTTTCTTTATCCCAAAAACCTTTGCTTATTGCATATTCGTGAATTTCATCACGCAATTGATTTAATGTTTTCATATTTCTATTCTTTAGTTATTTACGTTTGATATAGTCAGTGCACGCCTGCTGTTTTGGATCGTTGTACTTGTTGATATTGCAATGCTTAAATAATTTGCATGATTTACATTGCTTATGTCTATAAGGATTTGGGTTTGGAGCTTTATTTTCAGGAATATAAGGAGCGTCTGATATAATTGATGCTAAACCCAAAGCTGCCAGTGCTAATTTTTTATTCATATCCTTTGTTTTAATTATTCGTAAACGCCACGTTAGCTGCAATTAACTGGAGAACCCATCACAATTACCACCTTCGTCATAAACATACCTACTCTGCAATATAATCCTTTCTGCTTCTTCTCTATTATATTGCTCTTGAAAATGCTCCATTTCAATGTCATACCACGTGTTCGCTATCTCCCGCATGGCTTCCGCTCCGGCGAGAAAGTCATTATATGATCCAATTTGTTCTTCAGACGCATAAGTATCAATATTGACATCTATAGGTATTAATGCATACTCTCTTGCTTTCTGCTCTATTTGTTCTTTTATCGCTTCTGTCGGTTCTATTTTCATATCAATACTTTTTGCCGTGCATCCTTTCACGGGTTGCGTTATACTTCATCTTTAACTCAATGTGCTTTTCGATATCGATGCCTTTTGCTCCGCACAGGTCGAGTATTCTGATAATAGCGTCTGCTAATTTATCTTCAAATGTATCCTTGATGGTTGATTCAAATTTATTTGCAACCCATTCGCAATTTTCATTGTTCATGTCAAAATCCGTAATTGAGACTTTAGCAAATTTTAGATAATTGTCAAATGATTCTATTTGTGCATGTCTATCTTTCCTATCTGCTTCCATCGTCTCCGCCAATTCTGATACGCAAAGCATTAACAGTGTTCCTGTCTCTCTTTCTTTATCCCAAAAACCTTTGCTTATTGCATATTCGTGAATTTCATCACGCAATTGATTTAATGTTTTCATATCCTTTGTTTTAATTATTCTATCGGTCTCCAGCCGATAACCCTATCAAAATCTATAATTATGTCAAAGCGGTAATTCCCAAAAAAGTAAGCACCATCATCATCAGCGAGTAGTGAAACACATTCATGATCAATCTTTAAGTCGTCTCTCTCGTATTTAACTATTACCTTTTTATAATATTCCGGCAACTCCTCTTTCGGGTCTCTCCATCGCATGGCTTCCATATATCCTTTCGTGTATGCAACTTTTTCTTCTACCGTCATAATCTTTTAGTTTATATCGTCAACTTCCAAATCAAATTCCCACAATGGATTTTCCGTTGAAATCTGGGCAGTATATCCCAAACAAAACTCTACCCATTCGTCCATTTCAACATTGGTGCACTCACACGGTGCTGTTACTGTTATTGTGTATTCCTTTGTCATAATCCCTCCTGTCCTAATTTTTCTTCTTTCATTTCTTTTTCGGTTTAAACTTTGCAATCAATTCGTTCTTGCTCCAAATCTCCTTGTCTTTCGTTATCCTGATGTCGTATTCGACGCTTTGGATGAACCGCCAATACTCAAGTCGCTCCGTGAATATCCTCATATCGCTATTCCGTTAATCGTTGTCACCACCTTGTATTCATCGTCTTTTATCATATTGTAATAATCGACTGCCAGCTTATCGCCATATGAGAGCTTGTCTCTCATCTGGTTTATTCCGTTACATATCGAACTGTGGCTTTTATAGCCGAAGTAGTCCGTTATCTTTTTCAGCCCCCATCCTTTTTCCCTCAAATAATAGTACACGGCAAATCTCGCATACGTGTACTCCTGTTTCCTTGTTTTTCTTGTCAAGTCAATTCCTAAAATCTCCGAATATTTATTTACATTAAAATGGTGTTTCATCGATTGGTGCATAATTATCTGTTGTTTCGTAAAATCTCGTTGTCTTTGCATCGAATCCGCAAATAAACTTCAATAACCCTATGTTCCTCCCCTTTGCAATGTCTATCATTGCCGTTCCGCTTGTCGAAGCATTGGCGAACGGCTCAGGGTAGAACTTTCCGTAAACTTCGGGCCTGTAAACGAACATAACTACGTCTGCGGCCTCCGCTATCTGCCCTGAATCCCTTAGTCTGTTCAAGTTGGGTATAGGATTTTGACTATCCCTGTTGAGTTGTGAAATAGCAATAACCCATATATCCAACTCTTTTGCAAGGTTTTTTAATCGTCTCGCAACGTCTCCCATAGCCTGTTCCTTGTTTTGAGACTTCTGGTTTACGTTAAGAATCTGCAAATAGTCTATAACTGCACCGGATATGTCGTACTTCTGCTTCATGCTCCTTATTGAAGCTATTATCTTATCAATGTTTGATGTTGAACTGTCGTCAAAGTAAATAGGCATTCCGTTTATCCGGTTCACACCTTCATCAAGAATCCTTAAATAGTCCGCGTCAAGACGTGAATAAAGTATCTGGTTTGATGGAACTCCGGTATTCATTGACAAAAGTCTTGCGGCTAACTGCCGTGATGTCATCTCCATTGAATAGATGGCCACCGCCTCGCCTGATTTTGCCGCACTGTCCGTTATGGCTAAACTTAAACTCGTCTTGCCGGATGATGTTTCGCCGGCTACTATTATCAGGTCACTTTTCTGCAATCCTCCCGAAGCCTTGTTTATCTCTGAAAATCCGGTATCCGTTCCTGTTAGCGAATCGCCTTTAAGGTTGCATTCTATCTGCTTGTAAACGTCGTTAATCGCATCGCTTAGTCTCAATACTTCCGATTTGGAAACGTCATGTGTAACCCCCGACAATTCGCCCTGTAAGCTATAAAGTATATCCCCTGTATCCTTTGAGCCGAATATGTCCGCGGATACCTGTTGACCTAACAACCACAACCTTCTTCTTACAAACTTGTCCTGAATGTTTAAGGCGTGATCGTAATAATCGATTGAAAAATGGCTCGATATGTCGGCTATCTTCATAATAGCATCCGATGAGCCTACGTACTTTTCGCTCAACATCACTATATCGGGTGCTTTTCCTCTTTTGCTCAACGAAGTGATGGTTTCGTATAAATCCTTGTGAAACGGATCGTAAAACATCTCCTGTGTGAGTATCGGTGAAACTTCCGAATAGGCATTAGTATCTGAAAGTATCGAACCGATCACTATCTTTTCGCTGTCTAAATTGTGAGGTAGTATTTTATCCATATTCTTTTTTTGCCCAGTCGTAAAACGTCAAGTTAACATAAGAGTATTTTTTAGGAGATAGTTTGTAATTTGCGATCTTTGTCAACACATATCTAATTTGTTCGCCATTATACCTCTCCGTTATCCTGCAATACTCTTTGTAGGTTATCTGATTTTTTATTTGTCTAATGGCGGAAATGTTTTTATCTATCCACTCGTTGAATCTGTCAAATTCTTTTTCTTTTAATGATTTTTCCTTTTCCCCCACACCCCCTTTAATACCATTATCTATACCTATACCATTACCTGTGGGGCTTTGAAGCCCCTTTGAAGCCCCTTCGATGGGGCTTTCAATGAATGAGTTAATATCTTGTATATCAAATTTATGTCTATACAATTCAAAGCGTCTTAAAATACCAATGTGCGCTTTATTGTTTTCATTAATAGGCAGGTTTTTTTGATGCTTTAGAAAATTTTTCAGATAAATACAATTTTCATCAGATGAAAAAATAATGCCCTTATTAAGCCCCATCAAAGCACCTTTAATTGTATCTGGAGTGCTATTCAAATCGGCCGCCCACCTCTTCAGGTTAACCTCTGCAAATCCGGCAATATCACAATTATCGCATAAATACATGAACAATAGCATCTCTATTTGCTTCAGGCTTGAAAACCACGCATCAGACCATTTATCCGTATTTGTGAACCTGTATGCCATTGATTATATTTCTTTTAATGTTTTCCTCCACTTCGATATATTGCCAACGTCTCCTTTTGTGCAGTAAGACAAATCACAGCCATTAAAAATATCAGTTAATGGAACCGGTTGTGATATATGGTTTCCACATATTCCCCTAATAGACTGGTTAAAGACGTAGCCAAGTATGCCGCATATTTCAATATATGTAAGACCGGATGAATTTAAATCATGCAACAACTCATGTATAAAATCGCTCTTGCACATATGCTCCGTATCGTGACACTCATCACACAGGGTTATAAGCAGCGAATCAGGGTAATCCCAATACATTTTGTCTTTTATGTATTTTATATGATGAACATGCAGCGTTTCATTCTTATTCCCGCACGACTGACAGGTGAAATTGTCCCTATTTAGAATTTCAAGCCGTCTCTTCTGCCATTTAGGTGATTTGATTTGTTCTTTAAAATCCATAGTTTAAATATTTTCCCCGACCTTTTACAGTCGGGGATATTGGTTACTTGAATACATCCAAAATTTTAGTCTCTTCAATCTTCTGAATCGTGTAGTCGATCATAGTCTTTTTCATTTCCGAAACGATGATCTCTTTCGCCTCGTTGATGTCATCTGCGCAAACAAGCATATTACTTGCTGTTTTCTTCTCTCTGCCACTTTTTTCATCAAGGCTAAGGAAGTATAAGCGGGCTTTGAAATAACAGCTCTTATCGCCCAGAAACGCCTCGGATATTTTGAACGGTCTTATGTCCGTGATGGTGAATTCACACGAAATAAAATCTTTCATCTCCTCGGTGATTCTCTTTTCAGCTTCCGTCCAGCTCATCGCATCGACCAGATACTCCTCCGTAACGGTTCCTTGCATTCCGTCGTCGCAAATTTTGTCGTAACGTACTTTTGTTTTGAAGTAGTTCATAATGCTTTGTTGTTGTTTGCCTTTCGGCGGTTAGTTATTCAGTTCAATCAATTGAGCCTTTGTAAAGATTTGTGTTTTCCCGTTTGGGAACCATAGCTTGGAAATATCTTTGTTTAAGGCCTCAAAGTCTATATGTTTTTTTAGGATAGCCTCAACATCGCCCCACTCGTCACCATCTTCTGAGCACCTTTCATCAAATACATCAGAAAGTATTTCATACAGTTTTTGGCTGTCAAGTTGGAAGATTGGTTCAAGGTCACAGAATTCAACTTCAATAGTATAGTCGTCAGGAAGCTCTTCAAGTTCTTTGTCTTCTGTATAAATGACGTGGTCTATAACCCCGTCAATATCCTTAAAAAATGAATCATTTATGCAATACATAGTTTTTTGTTTTTAAGTAGTTTATAGTTTAATTAATTTAAATTCAATTCTCGGTTTATCCTTGTCAATAAATTTCTGTGCCACTATCTTAGTGCAGTTATTGTCGTTCTTGATTGCTTTACAGTGTTGGAGACAATCCAAGCAGACCTTTAAGCTATTGTCAAGGTCGGAACGGTTGGATGGGTAATAAACGTCAATGTGAAATTCAAACAGCCCAGTGATGTTCTTATTCCTGTACTCATTGCATTGCAGGTAAAAACTCTTTTCGTAGTCTTTAATCGCTTTTGTTTTCGCCAAACTTCCGTGTCCGTTTAGGGTAATTATCCGATAGCAATTCGATTTGCTCGGCGTAACTCCGTAGATTACCTGTGTCATAATCCTTTCTCCTTTTTCAACCGTTTAACTTCCCTTTTGTAATGTTCCGTCATCTCTTTGATTTCATACGGCGCAAACTTAATTACAGTCGTTTTAAGCATCGTTAGTTTCTCGATGATGCTATCACCGTATTCACGAATCAAATGTGCCTCATAAGCCTCCAAATTGCCGTTCTGATACATGTTACACGGCGTGCATCCTGCATTTACGTTTTCTTCGTTGAACCTCGTTCCCAAATGTCGCCTGTTCATGAAGTGCATCGCCTGTGCATTAGTCCAGTGAATTGGATACCCGCAACAGTAGCAATGAACATATCCGTTTGCATCTGCATCGCGAAGTCTCACGTACTCGCTGAAAATTTTATCAAGTTTCTCCATATCAAAATAATTCAGGCATCAACTCCTTGATTCTGTTATTCGTGAAAAATGAAAGTCGTTTAAAATCAATTGTCGGGTTTTTAAACTCCTTTATGAAATTCCAGCTTTCCTCTTTTACAAGGCAATAGAAAACGGTGTTTAATAATCTCGGAATAAACTTTGAGCTCCATCCTGCCTCGGATTCTATTTTTGCAAATTCCTTTTCAACCAAAGATTTTGTAATAAACCTTTCAGCTATCTCCTGTTCGATTATTTTAGCTTCTTTCAGTTCCGTAACATCCTTTTTGCGATGTTTAGCCTTAAATTCATTCGCTACAATCTTCGCCCAAACAATTCGCCCGAATTTGTTTCTGTAATCGTAATTCTTGATCACAATACCCTCTCCGGTTCCTTTTCCGTCTTCAATCAGATAAGTGTTCTTTTCAAGCTGGTTTACGAGTCTTTCGTATGTCGGATTTTCAACCTTGCAAATCGGCGGTATGTACTCTATTCCGTGGGTGCTCAATATTTTGCTATAATCGTCGTAGTGCAAATACTCATCTCCGCTCATCACGTCGAAAACGTAAAAGTTTCGCCAGGCACATTCGTGGTAAGTCTTTAACGTGTGTGGTACAAGCCATTCGCCGTACAGTCTTAATTGGGGATACTCTCGAAACAGATCCCTAAACGATGGTTCGTTGATAGCCCACGCCATAAATCCGGCATTGTCATAATTTAGTGAAAGCTCCCTGTTCCGGCTCCCGGCTTTTAGTCCATCGTCCCACCAAAGAGAAGCGTTCGTTCCGTCAATCTTCGGAAAGACGTAACACATCCCGTTTTCAATCCCTGCGGTCTCAATCGTTCCGAACCGCTCAACGTGCTGATATTTTTTAAACTCCATGTTGCTTTCTGTTTATTTCATTCAACCTTTTCGTTACTGCCAAAAACGCCCTTTCGTACATCTCCGCTTTGTGCTTCCAATAGTTTACCAACCTTATAAGGTATTTTATCTTACCACAGAAACGCCCCCTTTCGTCCCGGTTCTTATGAACTCTTGTCGCTTGCTTGAATAAGTCCAATTGCATCATTTCAAAAAATCTTTAATGTTGTCAATTCGTTTATATCCCACATCGTACCGAAGTGCTCTGTCAGTTTTCTCCATTGTATCTTACTATTGTAAATTTGTCGCTCATTTTGTTCAGGTCTGTGTAAACGGCATATTCAACACCGCCTACTTTCGCTATAGTGGCATAGCAATACTGTTTACCGTTGTTGCTTATCCTGCCCTCCGAAACAACCAGTTCGATTAATCTCAATGCGTCCAAGTCGTCCAGATCGCTTTGGTTGTTTATTATTAGCTTGTTCATAAATACCTCCTATTTCTATCAATCTGTCGTAAAATCTCTAACCGCTCCTGTTCGTCGAACGCATCAGGCAAAAATATACCAACCTCTTTACTTGCCCACACCTTGAATCGGTCTATCGCGGTAACCATTTCATCCTTGCTCAAATCGGCACTCGAACGTAAATAGGTTATTTCGCCCAAAAGTTTATCGGATTTAGTCCTTACGAATATTTCAGGATTGCATAACTCCTTAAAGAATCGTTGCTTGACAAACTCGGTACCCTCCCCGTAATCGAGTGAGAAAACCGAAAGAATTAGGTACAAATAGTTATTCTGTTTTCCGCTTCTCCCGGTTTTCTCTGTTAGCTCAACTACTTTTCGCTTATCAAGAAGAAAATCACACCTTGTCTTGAATTTCTCCCTGTCGAAGTCATTATTCAAATCGAGTATCATAGCCAGATAACCGCTCCGATAAACATCGCAATAAATCCCAGAATGATAGTCCCGATACGTTTAATACGTTCTCCTTTCGTTGCGTATGTATCTTCCTTTAAAATAGTAAATCCAACCGAAACAATGATCGTCCCGGCTACAAGGAAAACAAGCGTTATGAATAGTTTGTATAGTATCATTGAAACATAGTTTTTTGTGTTTTTTCAACCTCCATTATTTTTATATTTCTCACCGCTTCGTCGAAATAAGACTTCTTTAGCTCGAACCCAATACCGAACCTATCCATTTTGATTGATTGGTAAACCTCTGAACCGATACCCATAAATGGTGTTAAGACGGAATCGCCCTTATTGCTCCACAATGCGATGGCTCTTTCAATGGTATCAAGTTGTAATGGGCAAATGTGCTTCTCGTCTTTTTCAGACCGTGCATTCATTTTGTTGAGCGTATTTGAGTAGTCAATATCATACCAAACCGGACTTGCCCATTTCTGCCATGTATCTACATTTATATCGCAACTAACAGGGTTTTGGTGATCTCCGTCCTTTCTGAAAACCATTAAATAATCAGGTATTCCAACCCTGCTCATAGAGCTGTCTTTTTTTAGCTGTTTGTGAAGTAATCCTAATGCTTTTGTCCTTTGCATTTCAGTTACAGGGTTTTTCCAGATTGTTACTCTCGAATGATAAATGAACCCTGCATCTTCAAACGATTTTAAAATCATTCCCGAAAAATCCCTCAACCCTATATACCCCTCTTTCCCTTTTTGAATAGGTAAATCCATGCAGTGAACAGCAACGTTTCTGCCGCTCCACATCACCCTGTAGAGCTCTTTAACCAAGAAATTAAAAGCGGTGAAGAACTCGTCATAATCCTTTGAATTACCCATATCTTCCAGCTCGTCCGAATAAACGTAAAGCTCTGAAAATGGAGGACTGAATATTGAAAATCCTATCGTTTCGTCGGGGATCTGCTTTATCAACCTTACGCAATCTCCGTGATAAATGGCCGCTTTCTCTGAAATGTATGTATCCATGATGGTAGTTCTATTTTCTCTGTTTTAGTCGATAATTTTAATTTTTTCTCTGTTTTTATGTTCCTGTTAGTTGCCCGGCTCATTTCGAGTTGCATCGTTTTAAACTGCCTTTGTTTTTCCATTATACTTTGCCTTACGTTCTGCATCGTGTCGGTTACAATCAAGTAGCAATTAACCTGGTGACGCTGTCCGAACCTGTATGATCTTCTCATTCCCTGATAGGTCTTTTCAAATGAAAAATCAAGACTTGCGAATATCTGGTTGTGGCAGTTCTGGTAATTCAACCCCATTGCACCAATCTTTAATTTTGTGATCAGCACCCTGAATTTACCATTGGCAAAACCAAGTAGCATTTCTTTCTTGTACTCTCTTTTATCCGAACCCTTAACCTCTATGGCGTCCGGTATATGTTTTCTTAAATACGCACCCTCTTTGTCGTGTCCTATCCAGATAATGAAAGATTCATCCGAAGAGTTGGCTATCTCGATCGCCTTATCCAATCTATATTCAACCGTATTCCTTAATTCTTTGTGAAAATCCGTTGCGCTTATAGCCAAATCATTGAATAACTGATACTCTCTTTGCGGCGTTTCAATGAAAACCTCCTCCACGTTTAACGGCGGTAAAATATACCCATCATCGGAAAAACCAATATCGGACGGAGTGGTTATCATTAAAGCCCATGAACTGACAAAATCCCAGAACACTCTTTCCGAATGCCCTTTCAGCCTCCATTTGGTCGTTTTCCCTCCATCATGCACGAAGTACATCGCTAACATCTCGTTTCGGCTCATCACATCCAGAAATTCAGCATGATTGCACAACTCCATCACATCATTAGGGGATGGCGTTGCCGTACATGCTAACTTATAAGGTGTTTTTGCGAAAACATCTATCAGTTTTTGTTTTGTCTTTCCGTCGAAGTTTTTCAGTATTGAGGATTCATCCAGAACAATACCGCAAAACTCAAAAGGATTCAGATTATCCAGATTTTCGTAATTGGTTATGTAAATGCCACTCCCGGATGTTTCCGTTTCAATTTCAGAAACCTTGTACCCAAACTTTAATCCCTCATTTATCGTTTGCCCCACAACCGCCAACGGCGCAAGTATCAGAACTGGCTTCTTTTCATTTTCTAATACTTTTTGCGACCATTCAAGCTGCATAACTGTTTTACCCAATCCGGTGTCTGCAAACAGCGCATACTTTCCCGCTTTCAACGCCTTTTTTACGCAAAACTTCTGAAACGGAAACAGCATTTTATTCATATCGTTTTCATCAATATCAAATCCGCTGTTTATGTGTTCGATTTGCTTTGTCATCAAAAATTCCTCGTATGTCATTTCGATTTAATTAAATATACTGTCCTTTCATCCACTCTTTTACGTGAATACGATTTCAAATACATTTCACCAACCGGAGCAAACTTTTTAGCGTCCTCCCTTAGCTTGTCCTTGTACTCATCCCAGTCACTCATTTCCTGAACACCTCCCCGGCTCTCAATTTTGCACGCTGCTTCACTTCGGGTAACTTTATATCAACGAATTCTTCAAGCGTCTGTAGCGGGTTTAAAATGCCCACCAAGGCCTTTCCCGTATTGTTGAAGTTCGGTTCGGGAACTCTCTCACCCTTTATCACCGCATCACGCTTCAAGTCGGTGAGGATATATGTTCTGTTTCCCTGAATAAAGGTGTAGTAACCTTTGTATTCCTGCTTTATCATCCTTTCCTTATTTTTTCGAGGTGTTCTTTTGTGCCATCCCATTTGACAGCGATCATACATTGGAGCCCATCAACAACATATTTAAAGACTTCTCCTTCGCCACTTACTGCCTCCAATATTCCAACATTTGCCGCTTTTCTGTTCACATCCCACGCAATAACCCAATCCCCAACTTTCGGCTCATCGCTCCACGGTTCGAGCCAGTCCTCGACACACTTCTTGTCGGCGTTCCAGCGTTTGCCGTCTTCCGCCAAAGCATCGATTAATTCTTTCTTTTCGGATTCTGTGGCTAAACGAAAATCTCCACCGTCAGGCCAAAACCCTTCTTTGTCAAAATCCAACCCAATACGGTTCGATTTGCTTGCATGGTAATAAAGACGGATACAGTTTCTCTTTCTGTATATGATTGTAATATTTTCACCATTCCAATCTGAATGTAAAAAGTCACCATCCTTATAAACAGAAATATCCTCGATGCACTTTTTTTCAGCATTCCAGCGTTTACCGTCTTTTCTTATTGCATCAATCAATATTTGCCTCTCTTCCTCTGTTGCATACATAAATGTCGGTGATGAAAAATTCACCGCATATGTTCCATTATAGTTTGGCCTATCTGAATGTGTATGCCATACGATAGCGTGATACATGTTAGGATAGCTCTTAACTATCATTATCCTTTCATCTTCATAGGCAAAGTCACCATCTTTGTACTTCGGCTCCTCCACCAGCTCCATCAAACTGTCAACTCCCGATTCAACCTCTTTCAATCGGTAAATCTTATCGTTAATTTTTATTCTCATGTCTTTAAATTTTAATCATTTCACACTTTCCTGTTCATGGCTAAAATGGTAAATCCCCGTTATCGTTAATTCCGCCTCTTCCAACTTTTTCACCCATCGGAGGCTCTTCTTTATGGTCCGCCTGTTTGTCTTTCGGTTGCCACTTATCGGAAAGCGTTATGTTAAAACCTTTTATTTTATCGGATTTTGGTATCCATAAAGTAGCATCCCATTCATTCCCAGACGGATCGATAACTTTTCCTTTTGCGTAGGGTTGATTACCGCCTTTTACATACTTTTCATTCTTAAAAATCGTGCCCTGACCGGGCTTGTGTGTGTAGTTGCTCATATCTCGTTAAATATTTTTTTATCAGTTATCAATTCTCTGTTGCTCTCTAAAAACTCAATCAATCTCTCGCAATGCTCAACCAAAAGAGGGACATCCCTTTCTGGAACAAAAGAATACTGCTCAATATAAATCTGCTTGAAATCGGTTACCACATATTCAAAATCGTTGACCAGATTCCCGTTCTCGATGAGACAATATGGGTAAACCTTGTGCTGCCAATTGTCCTTAAACTTAAAAGCGTTGTATTTACCCGTTGTTTTCAAATCACAGACCTTGAAAGGTAATAGCTCGTCTATGTATCCATAAAGCTCTATCGTGCCGTATTTCGTCTCTAAAGGTGCTGAAACGTGAAGCTGCGGGATTGATTCCTTGAAGTAGTCTCTGATCTTTAAAGTCAAGTCCAAAGGAAACTCCCAGATATAGGATTTATACGCAGCGGCTATAACGCCTAAATCCTTATGAGTTTTGAACTCCATTTCCTTTTCGGGCTTCTTGTTTAAAATCAGACAGTCGATCAGTTCGTTATAACAAGTACCCTTATCTGCCGCCTCGCTTTCAAATGGCACTCTGTTTATTCTGTCTATCAAACCTTGAAACTGTTCCTGCTCGAATTCCTCTTCCGTCTTTTTTGGATTTTCAGAACCGCCCCAGTAAATATTCCAGATTTTAGAGCTGTTTATGTAACCCTGAAAAGAATCCAGCAGGGTTGCGTAGAACTTATACAGCTTCATATCCCTTCCCTTTCACCCAGTTTAGCTTGAGGCTGTCAGTCTTGCCCTTTAAAAGCGTTCTTGCCATCTCCTTTGAGCTTCCAACATGGTCGTAATCGTCAATCCTCGACACGAAATCATTTGCGGTGTCTGCGTCAACAATTGCCTCGACGTCCGATTTGATCAATGAAACCACCTCCTTGTATTTCTCTCCGTCGACTATCCTGTCTTTTAATCTTCTTATGTATGGCTCGATAACCTGAACGGAAAGAAAATTATTATCTGCCACGGGGTTTCCGTGTTCGTCGGTTATTGTGGGGATATCCATCACGCTTGGAAGATTACAGGTGTTTTTCCCGTCGTTTCTCGAAGTTGGGTCAAAAGTGATTGTTCTTTTTCTTCCAACGGCTTCCATGTATCCAACCAAATCCAGTTCCGTAACCAATGAATCGTAGTTCGATCCACCGAATAAAGGCACATATCTCATATCGTCACCGTCCTGTCTTGTTTCCCTGTGAGCGACAAAGACCAGGTGTTTTCCCATTATGGATATTTTTTTGATCAATGCGGAAAACATTGCCTTTCTTTCTCCATATCCCTGCAACGTGAGCATCCCGTTTGCCCTGCCCATCTTTGAGTTCTTTTTTGTGATATACTCTCCCATATAGTCCAGAAGTTTACCACCAGTGTCTATTACAAGTGTTTCGTAAGGCTTTAAATCCTCCTTGTCCAGCACGTCGATGAAGTTCTGATAGTTTTCTATCTGGACCGTATCCACTCCATCCAAATGAGCGTAGTTAATCCTGTGCACCCCTCCATCGAAGTCAAATAAAAGTGGTTTTGGTGCTGAAATTGCAAGTGTGCTTTTTCCCGTTCCCGCTTGTCCGTAAATCAACGCTTTAATTTTAGCGTCAATGTTCAATTCGTTCGCTTTCTTTATTAAACTCATATCTTTTAATTTATAAATAATGTGCTGTTGTCGCCCCCGCTCTCCACGGGTCGTAATAATTCAATACTTCATTCTCTTCCCTTTTTTCATCCTCCTCAATCTCTCTTTTCTTTATAAGTGAGAATCTTTTAATGAAGAAAATAAGCTCCTCCATGTTAAATCCATCTGGGATTGAATTAACCGTCCTCCAATTCCCCGATTTTAGCTTTTCAATTCGGTTAAAGATTACGTTCAAATCGTGATCTACGGTTATGTCCATCTTGTAATTGCCATCCACAAGCTCATAATCTCCGCAGTAATATGCGTTTTCGTCGATTGCTATTATAGCGTCGGCGATCATTCGTGATGTTGTCATGTTGTTTTATTTTGTTCCCGCACCCCAAGCAAATGAAGTGCGGGCGGGTATATCAGTACCTCAAATTGACTTTATCGGTTCGTCTGAAATTGTAAATATCTTCAATAAGGAACTTATATTGCTCAATCTTTCCGCAGTCCTCCAACTTTGGTGCACCAACTGCGCCCAACTTTCTAATAAACTCCTCATGACTAAAGTCTTTGTTTTGAAACAGGGAGATCATTGTCTGGACAAATCCAGCCCTGTTGTAACCTTTATAAAAAGGCTTAATCTGGATTATCTGTTGAGCGTATTTGTGCGATTTAGCTAAATTTGGAATAGTCAAGTATCCATGTTCGAAAAACTTTGATGAAACACGTCTACCATTAATATTATCTTGTTTTGTTCCTGTTCTGATTGTTAAAAGTTTCTCACAAGAAAGAAAAGAAAAGTGATCTTTGTAGTCGGTCATAAATTCCCTGAACTTTATGTATTCAGGATAACCCAATGCGCAGTAGCTTTCTAAATGTTCCGACTTTTTCCATTTAGCCATATTCTCGTTTAGAATTTTTGCCTCACGCAAGCCGTACCCTTTTACCATCTTGTAATTGACTGGTGATTTTGCGTTCCTCGCAGCCTGAAGTCTGTTCTGCCCGTCGATCACCTCAAAATGTTCATTGACGATTAGGTCAACCTCCAACATCCCATACTTTTTGATAGACTCTTCCAACCTTTTGACGTGAACCATGCTCAATGGCCTGTTGCCTTTTAATTTTTGAAACAAATCGTAATCTGTTGTCTGATAGGTCTGATTGACCGAAATTCTTGATAAATCTTTCATCTTGTAAATGTTTAATGAATTAATAAAATAGTTAATTAGTTGATATTTAAATCTGTATTTGTGTTTAGTACGCTTCTCGCCTCCTCTGCCGTTTCCTTTTTGTATATCACCCATATTTCTGCATTTTCTGGTATCAGGTGCATGTTGTCTAATATCAGCTGTTTTGTTCCTGTGGTTATATCGTGAAATTTCCTAACGTGAGTAGAGAATTTAGTTTTTTCCCTCAACTCCCTTTCCCGTTCCATCTCACGTCTTATCCTTTCGTCGTTTTCCTTTCGTTTCTGTTCGGGGTCAACCTTTTTCACCGCTTCTTTTATCGGTGTTCCGCTTTCAACCTCTTTTAGGAACTTCTTTTGGGTGGGCTTGTCAAAATCCAGAATGGTGTCTGTCATTGTACGGCTGATTTTCTCTTCGCCACTCAATATATCGTGCTTTACTTCTTCGGGTAGTATATCAATTACCTTAGCAAAATTGGCGTTTCGCTTTATTGTTGACGGGCTAACGCTATACTCTTCGGCAATCATATCGTAGGTTTTTCTATTCAAGGGTTCACTTTGAACCCTTGAAGATTCAAAATCCTCGCTTTTTCTATCCCCGCCCCAAATCTTCTTTTCCGTCTCGTACCTCTTTCCCCTCAAATAAGCTATCTGATTCGGGTTCAGATTACGTCTTCCTAATTGGTTGCTTATAATCCAATTTAAAGCGTGTTCGCGGCTCTCAAATTCTTTCTGGACTGTTTCATACGTTAGTCCGTGTTCTGTTGCGATACGGTAACGGTTGTGCCCGTCAATCAGCGTTTCGCCCCACACTACAAGTTTGTCACGTATTCCATCTTTTAGAATACTTTCCTCCAGCCTGCTAAACTCATCATCGGTCAGCGGTGGAATTAATGTTCTGAATTGTTCGTCAATAATCATTTTTCTACTTAGGTTTAATTTTTATGAGCTTGGATATGGGGTTATAAATCATTGTGAAATAATCATTCTCCCAAACCTCGTTCCACTTCGTTTTACTTATAAATTTAAAATTGAATATTTCTATTAATTTGTCTTTCATATCAATTTGTTTTAATCTGTTCCCGGCCACCAAACAAATGATGGCAGGGGCTGTAAAAATCAATCCTTTCTTGCGATTAAATCCAAGAGCCTCTAAACCATATAAAGGTTTACATCCTTGATTTTGCCAGTAAATAGTGTCAATTTTTAATTAAATTTTTCATTTCGCAGCGTTTTATGATTTATTGCTTCGTTCCCGAAAACTCGGCAAAGAGTAATCGGGTTGGCATTGAATTAATCGGTCTGTTTATATTCTTTTGCCTCGATGCGTCTCCGGTGCATCACCCCGTTTGGCAGCTATTAATCAAAAACATCAAACATTGGTTAGTTTGCTGCCTGTTAGCGCAATATGGTTTTGTAACCTCCACCAAAAGGATTGCCTAAGCATTGCACTGTATTGTGTCGCTGTATCGTGGTTTTCTTAAGCTGCACCACAAGCATAGGCTTTTATGCCGATAAGCGTTATTTTCTTTCTCCGCACATATCAGGGTCTTGTTTACCACCGCCCCCAAGGATTACATTGCTTTCTACAATGGATTGTGCTATCTTTGCCGTTCCTGTCCGGCTGTTCCCTACCTTTTCCGTAGGTGTATGTAATAATGTCAAAGAACCCTCGTTGTTCCCGAAACCGAAACAAATCAGCTTCGGGTGTGCAGACCGTATCACTACGACCTTTTCCGCAATGCTTATGAAAACAAATCGTTATTTACCAGTATCGTACAACGCCCTGTACGAATTTCAAAACCAACAATCTTCTTACCTACCTTGACAGGTTTTATATTTTTCTTGTCCGTTACATACCTCGCTATATTCAAAGCCGTTATTGCGAGCTTGTCAGATTCGGTCATCCACCGACCGTAGGCGAACGTTAAATTTTTGATGGGTTTCATATTACCCTCCCTTTCTCTTCGAGCATGTTTATGTCTTTATCGGTGAACCGGATAAACCTCCCAATTCTTACTCCGGTGATGAATCCGGTGTTGTACCACGCTCTGATAGTCTTTTCCTCTACTTGGAATATATCAGCAAGCTGTTTCGAGGTATAAAATCTCACCTGTTGCATATTGCTATTATTAGCATTATTATTGCCCATATTCCGATTATCCGAAGCGTCCATATCATTGCTTTTGTTTTCATGATGCCTTGAGTAATTTGTTTACAAAATACACTTGACCCTTTCCCGTTACCTTGGTTGTCGCCGTAATCAGGATTGTCCCGTTCGGCTTTGTTATCGAAGTTTTCTTTACCTCGAATAACTCCATTTCCATTGCCTTTTGAGTTGGCTGGTTGTATTTTTCACCGTACCGGCATAGATAACCATTTGCTCTTAGCCAGTCAAATAATCTATTTTGTCCAATCTCGATTCCGTTCTGCCTGAGTATCTTTGCCAGCTCTCCAATAAGGCAACTTTGCGTCGATGTTGCGACTGCGTCGGCAAATATTACTTTTGGTTTCTGCTCGATTAATAATTTTTGTTGGCGGTCGTTTTCCTCTACCTGTTCGGCTAATTGTCTTAAAGCGTCTGCATAGGTTTGTGGAAGCTGTAATTTTTGAGCATTTTCGAGTTCTTCCCAACGGCGGTTAACCTTGATGCGGAGAGGTGCGCTGTATCCTGTCATAAGGTCGAACGTTTGCATACGTGTAAGTGTATAACACTTTTGTTCTCTACCGTAAGCATCCCTGTAAACATCGGCCGAAATCTCGGCCAATCCCATAGCCATATAATTTTCATTCAGTTTGTCGCAATCGACAAGAACATGTTTGTGTTGCTTCCCTGTCAAATCCGAAATCTCTCGGCTTGACATCGTTTGCTGTAAATTCAATAATTCTTTCATACCGGATTTGCTGTAATGGTTATTGTTCTGTTTCTGAAATTCGTTGCGCAGGAATATCTCTTTTTCAGTTCAGGCTCTTGCGTGTTTATATTGTAAGCCCTGTTCCGGATACTGTTTATATCCTTTGGATGATCGACCGTGAACGTTACGGAAGTGCCAATTTTTATCGCCCTTATATCCTGCATTGTCACCTTGTAATTTTTTTTGTTCATTTTTTGTATGTTTTGCTCGTAATTATTTGGTGGTTAATAAAATTAGCTATACATTTACACCCTGTATTAATCGTTGCTAAAATTCCTGGTTTTTCTCGGACAGCTATTTTTATGACCGATTATTTATGTTTGTTTGGCAAAGATACAGATTATATTCTGTATAAAAAACTTTTCACAGATTATTTTCTGTGATTTAATCTTTTTTAACCATTTATAAATTGAGTGTTTTTGTAAATATCTGTGTATTAGTACTATAGTATTTTATGGAAATGACTGTTTTTGCTGTTGTGTTTAAAAAGATTTTTGTTAATCGTATTATAGCTCTTTAAAATTATGAAAACAAGGCAACCTTTCCCCTGCATAATTAAATAGAGAGGTTGAATTTGAAAGGCGTTTTTAGTGTCTGCGCCGTCAAAAACAGAGCAACTATAAGCAATGGCATCCCTG